CAGCACGTAGATGTAATGTCCGCAGCGCAGGTCGTAAAGACATCAATCATGGAAAATACTATCGGTTATTATATGGGAGCTCTGCCTAGTCCTATATTGTTTATGTCCGGTACAGATGCATTATTAAGAAAATGGGCAACAAAAAGGCTGGAACCATTAATTGATAGTCTGGGATTGAGAGACAGACTTATTGCACCAGTGGAAAATGAAAAATCGCGCCGGACAGGTGATACAACATTTCAGAAATTATTTATGGGCGGATTTCTGGAAATGTCATCGGCTCAGTCGCCTTCAAGTATGAGATCCGATTCAGTGCGAATATTATGTATAGACGAACCGGATGCGGCCCCGGAATTGTTGACAACAGGTGAAGGATATTTTGACGAAGTAGTGGAAGCCCGTACCAGTGCATGGGGAAACCGCAGAAAAGTATTATCCTGTTCAACTCCGACAGAATTTCAATCATCAGTAATATACAGACGTTTTTTACTCGGCGACCAGTGCGAATATTTTGTAATATGTCCGGTATGCAAAAAACTAATATTACTGGAACGCGGAGAAGAAAAAGGCAATCACGGGTTAAGATCAGAAACAAAAGCCGGACAAATAGAATTCGTATATTATCTATGTGACAGATGCCATGACGCAATATTTGAATATCAGAAAGCAGATATGATTAGATCAGGGAAATGGGAACCGCAGGCAAAGGCGGAAAGATTACGCCGGTCATTTCATCTTTCGGCATTATTAAGTCCTATCGGAGCGTATGGCTGGATGGATTACTGGACAGACTACCGGAAAGCACAAAGAATGCCGGACGGCATGAGATCGTTTATAAATCTGCGTGACGGACTGCCGTTTCAGGAAGCAGGTACACGACCGAAAGCAGAAAAGATAATAGAGAATCGCGGGAAATACAGACGCGGAGAAGTACCCGAAGGAGTGCTGTACATAACAATCGGACTTGACGTACAAAGAGGCAGTGCGTCAGATCCCGAAAACCCGCCGAGACTGGAACTTGAAATATTAGGTATAGGATACGCATATAGAACCTGGAGTATAGATTATAAACGATTTGAAGGTAATATAACAGATCCGTATTCCGGCGCATGGGAAGACTTGCATCAATGGGCAATACAGACAGAATTGACGTTTATCCGCAAAATAGATGGATTCAGATTTCCAGTACAATTATCATTCTTTGACTCAGGCGACGGAGAGACGACGGACGTTGTATACAGATTTACGCAAAGATGGGAAAGTACATTCCCGATTAAAGGTATGCGGACAATTCACCAGCGTAAAAAGGAAAAACCGGACGAACTGACAGAAGGTACGTTCAAGCGATACAGGGCAGCGAAAATTTCTGAAGACATCACACTTTATGAAATATCCACAAATTATTATAAAACGCAAATATATAATAACGTGAAAATCAGCAGAGAACCACAGGAACCGCAAAAACCCGGATTCTGTGATTTTCCCATAGACTACGGACAGAATTATTTCGATATGCTAACAGCAGAGGAAAAACTGACAGACGGCAGTTATGAAAGCCACGGCAGACGTAATGAATCATTAGACTGTAGAATATATGCACTTTGTGCTGCGGACGTATGGCTGGATGGTGAAGTATTGAATTACAGATCATGGGCGAAAAATAACGGCTGGAAACAGGACCAGATACAGAGGATTTCGCACAGGACAGTCATTGATAATTTAATAAAACAGACAGGAGTTAAAAAATAATATTTTTTCCTTGACATTATATGGTTGTATTGTTATATTGTTGTATATGGTTGCCAGATGTTAGGAGCAAACCACAGAATGTGAGCGAGCCACGCCGGGCGAATAAACCATGTAAAACGAGCGAGCCAAGTTCAAAGAGAAAAACACACCTTAAGAGCGAGCCAATTTATTTGAGTAACCCAAACAAGGGAAGCGAGCCATGCGAGCCGAGTAAACCAGCGGAAAAGAGCGTTTTTAAAAATTTAAAACAGAGGGGAAAACCAAATGTTAGAAAAAGATCGTAAAGAATTAAGGGCGTTAGTGCGCACGATGTATGATTATCAGGACATGAGATTAAGGACAGCGGCAAGATTAAGACTTAATGCTGATGACGAAACCGTCAATGAAGATTATATGGACGATGCGGAAATCAGCGAAAAAGATTATGATACTCTTGAATATGTCAAAATCTCAACACAAAAGATTGAAAAGAAAATAAGTAAAGAAATCAAGCGCATTGTAGAAGCTGAACCGGTATGGAAAGAATTTTTAGTCAATGTCAGAGGATGTGGTCATTTAATGGCTGCTGCAATCCTTTCAGAATTTGATATTGAAAAAGCTGAAACAGTTTCTAAAATGTGGCAATTCGCAGGATTAAATCCCGGAATGGTGGCAGGAAAGAAAATAATTAAAATTACAAAGAATACCGATACATCACAATTGATAAAGGAATACGAGAACCAAAAAGGCGAGAAATGCGGAATAATCCTGTCAGACGAAATGATAAGAGGTGATAAAAAACAAGCCGGATTTGTTGCTCCTTTTAATTCATGGTTACGGACTAAATTATGCGGAGTTCTTGCAGGTGGAATGATAAAAGCACAACATGGAGAAACAGGCAAGAATTATGCTAAAGATTTTTATTATCCATATAAAACCAGATTAGAACAGGAAGAAAATACAGTTACACATATTGGCAAAGAAACAGCATGGAAAGACGTATCAAAAGGCCACAGAGATTCAGCGGCAAAGCGATATATGATAAAAATGTTTGTTAAAGATTTGTATGTCGCATGGAGAACGCTTGAGGGATTGACTGTAAGAAAACCTTATCAGGAAGAATATCTGGGACATAAGCACGTTGTTAATGAGTGAGCCGTGAGCAGCGAGAAAACCAAATATGAGGAGCGAGCCACCTTTAGAGAGTAAACCATATAAAACGAGCGAGCCATAGTAGTTGAGAAAACCATGCTTCAGGAGCGAGCCAATAATAACGAATAAACCACCCGAAAGGAGCGAAAACAGGGACTAACAATCCCTGTTTTTTATTCTTGACAAAATTAAATATTATGTCCCATATTTCCTTATGGGATACATTAACCTCAGAAAACAGCGTATACAAGCCAGACTTGAAGTCGTACAGTCTCAGATAACAAAACTTGAAACCGTACTTGACGAAATGTCGGCAACCGGCGCCCTTTCATATTCCTTCGATTCCGGAGAAGGAAGCCAACGCACAACCCGCAGAAGCCTCAAAGAAATAAATGATTTACTATCCCAGTTATACGCACGTGAAAGCAGCCTCATCAACGATCTATATAATATGGGTATTGTATCAGTAAAACTCAGGAGACGACCATCCAATGTTTGATAATCTCCAAAGTAAGATTAAAAATATATTCAAACGAGAAATAAATATAATTCAACCCGCAGGAAAAGGAATATCAGCAAGATATAATAATTCGGATTTTGGATACGGTTACGGCTCAGGCTCAAAATGGGCAGGCGGTACAAATCCCGGCGCACCAATAAATATACATAATCATTTTCAGATCCGTCAAAAAGTCCGCAATCAAATGTACGACAGCATCGAAGGCAGGGCATTACTTAAAAGCATAGCCGATACATCAGTAGATACCGGAATGAGAGTTAAGCCAACACCGATATCTGAAATAATCGGACGGACACCGGAAGAACTCGAACAGTGGGCGGAAGACACAGCAATTAAATTTCATCTCTGGGCCAACGACAAAAAAAGCCACAGATCAAGAATAAATAATTTCTATCAGAATCAACATCTTTACATGTGGTTCAAAAAACGTGATAATGATATGTTTACACGCCTGTTCTATGGCAGAGACAAAGACCTTATAAATCCATTGCAAATAGATTTCACAGACCCGAATCAGATCAGAGGATTTGATTATACATCTACATATATGCAGGACATACGCAACGACGATGGCATAACCAGAGATCCCGCAGGCCGTGAAATATCATACAAAGTCTGGATATCAAATGCAGATGGAAGTTACAAAGACGTAACAGTCCCAGCAGTCGGTGAAAAATCCGGACGCGCGTTTATGCTGCATGGCTACAATCCTGAATACGCAGGACAGGGCCGTGGCTTTTCCGATATGGCCCACGCAATACAGGAATTATCCGATCTTACAGATTTCAAGCATTCTGTAATCCAGAAAGCCATAAATCAGGCAAGTTTCATCGGCGTAATAGAAAATAAAGAACAGGATGCATCACAACCTCTTGAAGGCAAATCATCAGGCCCTATCAAAGAATATGGTAATTATCCGCAACCCTCAGCAGATGCATCGAATGTAACAGAAGAAAGTCTTGAGCCTGTAATAAACTGGGGATTACAAAACGAAGCCACAATAAGACAGCCCGGCTCAAATATGGTCGGCAACCTAAAACGCGGCGACACATGGAAAAATCTGCAAGATACAAGCCCCGGCGCACAATATGATAAATTCGTAGATTCGTTTTTTGCCTCAATAGTTGCTAGTACAGGCTGGTCAAGTGAACTCGTATTAAAGAGATTTAATCAAAATTATTCCGCAAGCCGGGCAACCCTCATACTTTGCTGGAGAACCGCAAACATAGAAAGGCAAGACATGATAGCCGATTTTAACGATCCGGTATACGAAATGTGGTTGTCAGAAGAAATCGCAGCCGGACGCATACAGTGTCCCGGATGGTCTGACAAGCGTATCCGTGCAGCATGGCTTTGCTGTGAATGGTCATCAGTACCAATGCCGGATATAGATCCGAAAAAATCAATTGAAGCTAAAAAAGTCGCAGTAGAACTCAGCGCCGAAACCCTTGACGATGTTGCACAGGGATATAACGGAAGCTCAGGCAAAGCGAACAGAATGAAAAATGCAAGACAATTTGAAGAATTACCAGTACCGCCATGGCAGCCCGCAGGAGCTATGGCGACAACATCAGATAATGATGAAGAAAAACAGGAGGAATAAAAATAATGGCAAATCCAGTACAAGTATTTTGCCCAAAGGACGAATGGAAAAAAGTGGCTATCAATATAAGAGGTGCGAATCTGTATAGAGAAGATACAAGTCCTAATTTATATTTATATACATATAGATTGACCGGCGAAGCCGAACCGACAAGCAGACTTGAGGGAGTGCCGATATTTATAGGAAGCGTAAGCGAAGAAATAAATTCTCCAGAAGCAATTGACATATATATTATGTGTATAGGCAGCGACGGAAAAGTAATAGTTGGAAACGGAACCGGACTTTCCCTTATAGCTGAGGGTGTCAGTATCCTTGAAAATCATTTTATCAATCGTGAATTATGGTATGGTAAAAAAGCGGTTCAGACTGCAACAGAGTGGGCAGATGAATTTGCGTTGACTTCTTATCGGGCAATATCGGGAAATGCAGATTTTGGATCAGATCCAAATGACGAAGCGCAACTTATTGGAACAGGCGATATGCCTATTTTTGCAGGTCAAACAGCGTTTAAAGTTTTTAGGATTATGGTATCGGATTCATCCTCAGCCACTCCGTATCTATTGAGATTTATATGGAGTTTGACAACTATGGCAGATGGATTGGCAGCAGATCAATATACTTCATTGATGATATCTTTTCAAGATTTTTCAATGACTCCATTTGATTTGGTTTTTCCGCGACTTGAAAATGGTTATAAGGTTTGGTGTCAATGTAAAAATTCGGTTGATAATGCGACGATAGATTTTTTCGTCGGGGCATTTGGATTTTAAAAAGTATGGGACAGAGATATACAGACAAATTGAGTTTTAAATTGTTATGGCTTATTCTTGGCCTTTTAGGTGGGTTATGTACTTTTTTTATCAAAGAATGGTTTACAAGCAGCAATATGTCAAATAAAGTATGTGCTGAAGAAATGCACAAACTCGATAAACGAGTAACAGTCGTGGAAACCATCCTTCCGGAAATACGGAATTTCATGAGCCGATTAAATACCAGGATGGAAAATTTAGAAAAGAAATAAACTTGACAAAATTAAATATTATGTCTCTTAATTGGAGGTGATATGAAGAATAAAGAAAAAATTTATGCTATATCAGAGAATTTTGCAAATGAATATTTTCAGATGCGTGCAATGATGTCCGCTGAAGATAAAAAACAGGCATTTTCTTTATTCGGTGCAAAAATAGAACAACAGCAAATATATAAAATCGAAGGCGAAAACGCAATAATTAAAATAAAAGGACCATTGTCAAGGTCAGGGCCAGATTTTATTGACTTGTTTTTGGGATATGGCGGAACCTCTTATTCAGATATAATTAACGCCTCTGAAGAAATATTAAAAAATGATTCAGTTAAAAAAGTAATACTTGAAATGGATACTCCAGGCGGAGAAGCTACAGGAACCTTTGAAACCGCAGAAGCAATTGGCAATCTTGCAAAAAACAAAAAAACAATAGCTATAAATCTTGGATCAATAGCAAGTGCAGGCTATTGGATAGCATCGCAGACAGGACAGATATATGCAAGCAATCCACTTGCTGAAACAGGAAGCATCGGAGTTGTATGGGTATTAAGAGATTATGATAGAAATGTAAAAGATGATGACTACGGATATGCAAGAGTAAGAATAGTAT